TTCACGTACAGTTTCAAGATCAAAATCATCTTTCATTTTGTCGTCCATGCCGCCCATGTCATCGTCGCCCATGTCATCGCCACCTTTGAGTTCATCAAATTTGGCCTGTAGTTCATCAACGATGCTGTCTAGATCCTGGAATAGTTCTTCTTCGGACTTTTCTTCCATGTCGTCGTCGCCCATTTCTAGATCCCCTTCTAGGTCATCTGTGGGATCACCGCCCATCATATCTGGATCTTCGTCATCGGCTTCAACTGCGATGTCTTCAAATTCTTCGTCGACTTTTTCGTCGTCTTCGTCTTCTTCTTTGTGAGACGCTTCATCTACTTCCTCGTCATCTTCATCTTTTTCTTCTTCTTCAGCGATTTCGCTGTCGATCAAAGATTCATAGATTTCACGGGATTGCTGTACCACATACTCGTGGAATAATTCTTCAGCTTTTGTTTGATCGTCGTTTACGAGATGCTCAAGCATCTGTTGCAACAGTTTTTTGTCTGCCATGTTATGTTCTCCTTTGTATAGTCAAGGCTGTAAGTTATTTAACACTAAGATTACAAACCAGGGTTAAATGGTAGTTTTTTGATTGATTTGATCGGAATATATAGTGCCCGGGAACGTTCTGTCAAAATCCTCAAAGGTGATGTGGCTGAGGTTTGACAGTGTTGGGCCTAGTTTATCTGGTATGAAAGCACCAGGATCTGACACTCTGAAAAATTTCACGTGCCTAAATTCTTTGATGGTTTTTTCAGTTTGGCTCAGCCAGTTTCCATAGTAAGTGGCAGAATCTGAGCTTTTTTTATAGTTGTGAGTGTTGGCATATACATTATTGAATTTGCCGTTGTCGCCTTGGTAATCAAAGCCAAATATGTAGATCTGTTGATGTCCCTGTGTGGCAGCGAACCATAGAGCAGTAGGTCCTGAGCTCCAACCTTTGTGGGGAGAAAAGAAGTTGATGTTGTGTTTGGTGCTGATACCTTTGTTGGGATTCGTCCAAACCTGATGCTTTTTGTGATAGCCGGCACCTATGATTTCGTTCACCATTTTCACATCCACAGCTATCAAGTAGTGCGGAGCATACTCTCTGTATTGCGCATTGCAGCCATAGACTATGCCGCGATCCATAACACTGAGATGATTTAATTTCAGTCTGCTGGTGCCGTTGCCTATGACGAATGCCGGATTATTCTGCAGGTGCTTCTGCTGGGGTTGCATACATTTGCCTAATAAATCCCAGTTCAGACTCTGATTCTACTTGATGTGCTTCTGCCTGCAGTCTCAGTTGATTGATCTGCCGTAGGGTCAAACGAATTTTTCTAGTGTCATTTTTTTTAACCACTGACGAATCTCTGCTGGAATCGTATCTACGATCATTGGCAAAGTCGTTGTTTTTTTCGTTGAAATAAAAAAATTCGTTTAGAAGCATAATGTATTTATTATTGAACTGGTGCTTCTGGTGTTGCAGCTTCCGCACCTTCCGCGCCAGCTTCTGCGGCAGCTGCCATGTCTGCGGGTGCTTCTGCGGTCTGTGCTGCTGCGTCTGCAGCCATTCCGCCAGCTGAGACTCCTACACTTCTCAACTGACTCTGTGCATCAAGATCTGGTTTAAGAACTGTGCCGTTTTCTTCTCTCCATAGTTTTTCGTTTTCTTTGATTTCTTCTTCGCTTAGTCCTAGGAAACGTTTCATAGCGAATCGCTTGCTGAGATGCGGAATAGCTATGACCTGGCTGAATGTTGCAGCTCTAGCTGTGTCAAGTTCACTTTGACGATAAGCAGCAAAGTTCTGCGGTGAGTTGAATTTCAATTCAAACAGACCGTTGTCTATGTTAATGCCCTGTGTGTTTAGCCACAGTTTGAATTCTAGATCAAAAGTTTCTACGATCATTGACTGTAGACGTTTACAGTATTCGTTGAATCTCAGTTCTTGTATGTAGGCAGTGCCAACCTTGCCATCTGCCATGGTGTTAGGCTGTTCATCTATGGCCGTAGGAAGATATGAACTAGGTATGCGTAAAGCCCTAAACAATTTGTTAGTAAAATAACGCAGATCTGTAATTTCTCCAAGGTTAGTGCCTCCTGGTAATGTTTCAACTTTCGATCCGCGACCTTCTGCGGTCTGTGGGAAGAAGTAGTCTTCGTTAACACTCAATGGATTGTATGAAGCGTCTATGACATTAGCCCCACCTCCTGTGGATGAAGGAATACGGCGCTGTTGGATTTCGTTTTTAACACGCTCAACAAAGCTCATGGCCATGTGTGCTGGCATGTTGCCCACGTCTACATAGAAAATACGTCTTTCTGGAGCACGTTGGATGCGATAGATGATGATAGCGTCTTCAAGCAGTTCTTTCTGCTTGTAGACTTTGAACACCGATTCTAATATGCTGTTGCCAAAAGGATAGTTGTTGTCTAGTCCTTCACTCATACTAATATGCACCACATGTTTGGCATCTATGGTAACTTCATTGGTCTGTGTGCTGAATCTAGTGCCAGGAGGTTGTGCTGCTGCGCCAACCATACCGCGGCCAAAGCCACCACCTGTGGTATACGAACTAGTGCCGCTGGGTGCTGTGTTTGTGGTACCATGCGGAGTCACAGCTACCATGTCTTTGAAGTTGAAGTTGATGTCACGGATCACGTACTGCTCGGGTATCTTGCCTTCGGATTCGTTGACTATGATCTTAGTGACTTTGGCAGCATCAACAAACAACCACTTTTTGGTTTCGGGGTCTCTCACAAAGAAACAGTCACCGTATTTTAGAGCGTTGCGGAAAATACGGAATATGCGAGTTTCAAACTGCTGCTGCTTGCTCCATTTCTGCAGACTGTCTTTTAACAGTTTTACTTCGGTGGCAGTGGGGCTGCCTTTGAAAAATGTGTTGAACGGTGTGCGATTTTCTTTTTCTTTTTGTGTGCAGAATTCCGTGAGGATGTCCAAGGCAGCATTGACTTCTGAGTCCATGTCCATGGTGTCATACTGCATGTAGCGTTCCACACGATTGGGTGCACCTGCGTATACATCTGGTAGGAAACTAGAGTAATTGGCACGAGCCGGACCAGGACGGCCGCGGCCGCTGATCGGACTCATAGAGCCGCCCGAGTTGTCAATTTTCACAGGGGTAAAATGTCTTTTCCAGCTCATTGTTTTCCTTACATCGACTTGAATAGATCTTTGGTAAGACCTCTAGCAGCTACCACTGTGGCATAGGTGTTGTCTGTGGTATTGTGAGCATATTTCAATAATTGTTCCATCTTAGTATTTAAGTTAGCCAGCAAGGTTTCTGCACTTTCTTGAGTTTTAGGAGGAGACTGATTATCAAGCCGTCTTGGATCATTAGCAGCAGCCGCTGCTCTGGCTGTTTCGGCTTCTTTGGCAGCTTTTTCTTCGGCTGCTTTTTTCTGTTCAGAGGCTGCTACTATAGCTGCTTTTTGATTTTCTGCTCCTGCTAGCGGACTACCTTCTCTGCCAGCAAATTGTTTTAACAGTGCTTCTGGTCCTTGATTGTAATCTAACTGTCGTTCTGGTTTTGCCAATTCTGATTTTACAGCATCGCCTACAGCCGGCGCTACTGAGCCGGCTAATGAGTTGGGAATTTGACTGCTGAACAGAGACAGTTGTGATTTTTTAGCTGCTATATGAGCTTCTGCTCTTTGATCTTTACCTTCTTCAGCAGCTTCTTTTTCTTTGGCTGCACGATTGTCGGCCATCCTAGTAGCCATCTTTGTCTCTAAAGCTTCACGATTCTTTAGTGTTGCTTCAATTACCTTGTCCTGCTCTGCCATCTTTTGTTTATATTCGTCGCCAACAGTAACTTTGTCCATTAGGTAATAATAAAACTTAACAAGATTCTGTCCAAGTTCTTCTACATAACTCCACAGCCATTTGAACCCGTCCCCTAGTACCTGCATATCGCCGCCCATTTTCTTGAAATAAATCAGTAGAGCTCCAATAGCAACTATTACTAGACCAATCGGACTCGTAAGAAGAGCAAACGCCCCTGCCACTATAGCCACACCTGCACTTAACAAAGCAAATCCGGTGGTTACTATGACCATAGCTGCTGTCAGAGCAAATTTAGCTACGGTAGCAGCTATAGTGATGGCGTTAAAGGCTAAAAATGCCACACCAGCTGCTACTAGAATAGGCACCAGATAGTCTTGTATGGCATTAGCTACTGCTTTGATAGTTGGCATCAAATAATCAGTGAACATTTTTACTAAAGGTATAACAGCATAATCTACTACAAATCCAATTACCTGTGCTAAAATTTCCAGTGCTGATCCTACAGCACTACCTATCCTTATCAGAGTATCTGAAAAAGTAGTAGCTCCTTGTTCAGTACCAAATATAGCCGCACTTAATCTTGTGAAAGGCCCTGACAATGTGTCAAATGCTTTTAACAGACTTTCAAATATTAATATTCCGCCCCTTACTACTCCATTTAAAGTATCAAAGACCCAATTTAAAATATTGTCAACAGCTGATAACGTGCTGCCCATGC